AGTATTGAATCGAGATACGGGTCAGCAGGTGGCCGAATGGCACGGTCATATTGATCCGGACTTATTTGGCGAAGAACTGGTTAAGTTAGCTATTTATTTTAATCGGGCGTGGTTGGCGGTCGAGGTCAATAATCATGGAATTAGCACAAACAAGGCGATTGTGCGAACAGGATATAACAGGATCTATCGGCGTCATGCTGCGCCCGACAAAATGGAAATAGAAACAACAGATAGAGTTGGATGGCGAACAGACCAAGCTACTCGTCCTATCATGCTGGATGATTTAGCAAGGGGTATTCGTGAAGGGAGTGTGTTGATTTCCGGGAAAGGTTTGTTGGAGGAATGCTCAACCTTTGTAATCAATGCAAAGGGGAAACCCGCTGCGCAGGAAGGTTGCCATGACGACAGAGTGATGGCAATGGCGATTGCGGTACAGGCTCATCAGTTATGCCCTATGTCACGACCCGTCAGCAAGGAAGAGCGGAAGCGGAGAAGGATAGCGAGGGAGAGGGAATTGGAGCCGGTTGTATCGTCTGTCACTGGATACTAATTTTGTGCCGCCAAGAATAGCTACCTTGGGGCGCATGGGGCGTGGAGGTGTAAAGAAACCTCCCGCCCGCTTTTACAAGGAGGTGATCACCGCGATGCAATTCGGGCTGGACTGCATAACTGCTCCGTATCGTGAAACTCGAATTAGCAGGTGAAAGGAGGTGATTCTCATATCCCGCAGAGATCCTGTGGTCTATAAGCAGGAGGTGACCGTGGAGCAAATTCTTAAACGTGTTGCGATTGTTCGTGATGTACTGATAGCTTGCGATGGTTACCGAGGTAATGCCGAAGCCCTTGAAGATTTAATTGAAGAAGCGCAAGAGGCGTTGACCAAGATTCTTAATGGAAAGGATCCTTATCAAATGACAACACTTTAGGGGGGCGTAGGGGGTGGACTTTTGTCTGGCTGGCAACAAAGGGCCATAGAGTTATACAAATCTGGGTTGGGTTCAGTAAAGATAGCCGAAGAACTAGGGCGTTCTCACGGTTCCGTAAGAAGCTACTTGTACAGATGGAGAAAAGCCAATGGCATGGTTCTGGCTGGCGTAAAAGAGGGGAAAGAAGAAAAAGGGCCTTCTATCTCCGATCATGGTGAATATTATATTGTCCAGACAGAATTAAGACGTGTCGAAATAACCAAAGCCGATCTGTATTTGTTGAAGCAGTTGTATTGTGAACAAAAAATGACCATCAATGCGGTATGCAGAGAGTTAGATATACCAAGACAGGACTTCATTCTAATCAAAACCGCATTCGGGATAACAAAGGATGATGTTCCTTATCTAGACGAAGATTTAGAGGGGGACATTGACCAACTGGTCGAGGAGTCACTAGAGCGCAAGAAACACCAATACTTTGTGAAGCTGCAACAAAAAGAAGTAGAACATGCGCTCAAAGAGTTAGAACAGTACCGCAAACAAGACTACCAGCTCCAAAAGATTCACGAGTTAGTGTCGAATCACGAGTGGAACATTCCCAGGGTATCCCCCATAAGGCGTGTACGTTCCGGATTAATGTTAGAAGTCCCGATTGTTGACCTGCACCTATCAAAGCTGGCCTGGGAACCAGAAACAGGTGAGAACTACGACTCCAAGATTGCTGAAAGGCGATTCATGGATGTTATATCCGATATTGTAGATCGGGCGCAAAACTATGCGTTCGAGCAAATAGTCTTTCCTGTTGGGAATGACTTTTTTAATTTCAATGATATTTACGGAAACACAACAAAAGGGACACAACAGGACAACGATTCACGGTGGCAGAAAATGTATATGAAGGGTAACGAACTTCTTATCGCCGCCATAGATGCCTTATCGCAGATTGCACCTGTGCAGGTGTTCCAGATACCCGGGAACCACGACACACAAGTGTCTTGGTACGCTGTTTTCAACCTAGCTTCGTGGTACAGGCATAACGAAAACGTGCGTGTTGACACCAGACCTAACGCAAGAAAATACGTTGAATTCGGCAAGTGTCTGATTGGTTTCACACATGGTGACAAAGAGAGGAAAAGGATCTTTGGCAACATGCAGATAGAAGCTCCGGAAGCATGGGGCAGGACGCTTTTCAGGGAGTGGCATTTGGGACATTTACACTCTGAGCAAGTGAAGGAAGAACATGGCGTAAAGGTTAGGAACTTGTCGAGCGTAACCGCTACTGATTCGTGGCACTACACGTCTGGTCATGTGGGTGCTATTGCAACCAGCCAATCCTTTGTGTGGGATAAGGAGAGGGGACTAAGGGAGATATGGTATTCACCGGTAAGGGTAGACCCAAGCTAGTCATTGGGGTGGATTTTGATCAAACCATAGCCAAGACAAAGTACCCGACCATTATCAAGCCGAAGTTTCTTGCTATACCTGTTCTAAAGTGGCTAAAGAGAAGGCACACGATTATTCTTTGGACTTGCCGAGTGGACAAACATTTAGATAGTGCTGTAGACTGGTGCGACAAGCAAGGTGTTTCGTTTCATCACATAAACAATAATTGCTTTGACCGGATTAAAAAATACGGTGGCGATTGTAGAAAACTGTCTTGTGATATTCTCGTTGACGACATGGCTGGATTTGTATTCTGGCCTTGGGTAGTCGTAAGAGTTTTAATCAAGGAGGTTAAATTGCGTGCATCAACCCGCAGAGGTTAAAAAGCTGCTTTGTGCTAATTGTGGTACCGAAATGGTTGAAAACCCTTGCGCCAACTGTAATGAAACTTACATAACGTTTGGTTTCGAGGGCAACGAACGTAAAATCAAAGGTGTTGGTCAAGATGCCCCGATGGACGTTAACCAGTATGGCGGCAAACAATCTAAAATGGACTACGCCTTTGACCAACTAGATCCTTTGGCGATGTTCCAACTAGCTGGCATTTTGCAAAAGGGATCGGAGAAGTATGGTAGAGATAACTGGAAAAAGATCACGACAGAGGAACACCTAAACCATGCTTTGCAACATATATTTGCCCATCTCGCAGGTGACAAACAGGACGACCATCTGGGACACGCTTTTTGCAGGCTGATGTTTGCAATCGTAGTGGACAGGGACGGTCTTTCCATATAAAGATTCTTAAAGGGAGGTGAGGGATTTGCATGATGCTATTTCGCAGATTGAAAACATAGTGATGGAAGCACTATTCACCGAAGAAACTCCCGAAGAACAAGTGAACGAACACGAACTAACAAAGGGAGAAGTGCTTAGCGAATTGCTAGACCGATTCACTAATGCAGATGCCTACCGCAGACAGTACGATCAGATTGCCACAAGGTGTTATAAACTTTACAGAGCGTATCAAAGAGAAGCCAAGAGGGGCAGATCAAACCTACACATTCCTAGAGTGTACGAGCAGATTGACACGTTACGTTCCAGGATCGTCAAAGCCTTTACTTCCCAAAGACCGTATGTGGAGTTTATTCCAAAGGCCAAGGGTCAGTCTCTTGAAGAACTACAAATGAATGAACAAAAGGCAAAGATTGCTTCTCTTCTCGTTGACGATCAGTTGGAGGCGAACGACTTCAAACTGAAGTTATATAACTTCGTGACCAGCTATTTGATTTATCCTGCTGCCATTATGGGAGTTGGTTGGAAGTACGAAGTAAAAATGGTCAAGAGGAAGAACAGGTACACAATGCCACTTCTTGATCCCTTTGGAAGAATACACGTTGACGAAGCTGGTCAACCTGTCATGCAGACTGTTACAGAAATCATAGAACAACCCGAAGTGACGTATGACGGTAACGAATTGATCAACATTGACTTCTATGATTTTTGGGTTGACCCGAAAGCGCAAAGCATTGAGGATGCGAGGTATGTTTTTCACAGAGAGTGGTTGACAAGAGCCGAAATCGAAGAAAAGATAGCTGTATTGCAAGAAGCACACGGTGGTAATGTGTTCAATGTTGATTGGGAAAAGATCGGGCCTTCCAGTGGGTTAGAAGAAGGGAAATGGGAAAGGCAAAGTGAGGTTGGTATCAGCCCCGCCACTGATGATCAGGGGAACGATCAAGACTACTTGCGACAATATGAAGTCCTCAACTATTGGGAGGACGAGCGTTACGCCCTTCTAATCAACCGAAGCGAAGTCATTTATGATGGCCCGAACCATTATTGGAGACATTCTGAAAAACCTTTTGCTGTATCTAGTTATGAACCTTTACCGAATGAGTTTTACGGTATGAGTGCTGTCGAATTGGTAGCTGACATTCAAGAGGAAATTAACACTCACAGAAACCAACGTATCGACAACATATCCCTGGTCATGAACAAGATGTGGAAGGTCAAGCGTGGTGCAGACATTGACGAATCAGAACTTGTATCTCGTCCGCATGGGATCATTCACGTTGACGACATGGGTGATATTGAAGAATTCAGAATGACTGACGTTACCGGAAGTTCCTACGCCGAAGAGCAAATGTCAAAGACGGACATGGAGAACACGCTCGGCGTTCCCGCTGTTGTTCGTGGTGCTGACAGTTCCAGGCGAGAAACTGCGACAGAAATCGTCACCAAGACTTCTAATGCCGGCATACGTTTTGACGTAAAGATTATGCTGTTTGAATCCACGTTTTTCAAGCGAATTGCAAGGTTGATGGATCTAAACAACCAACAATTTGTGGATGAAGAAAAGGCTGTTCGGATAACCGGACCTGCTGGAATGGAAGAATGGCGTATGATTGATCCCGTTGAAATTGTTGGCGAGTTCGATTATCGTCCTGCCGGACCTGCGATTGACCCAGCGGCTAACAAAGAAATGAGAAGGCAACAACTTATGACCCTGTATGATATAGCTTTACGTTCTCAAAGCCCATACTTTAACATTGCATACCTGACGAGGGAACTCGTTGATTCATTCGACTTGCGAAACGCTGACAGAATTGTCAAGAGCGAAGAAGAAATTATGCAGGAAATGATGCAACAGCAGATGGCTCAACAACAGATGATGCAGCAACAGGCTTTGCAAGAGCAAATGACGCAAGAACCCCAAGGGGGAGGACAGATAGACCCCGCTTTACTGCAAACCATAATGTCCGGGGGGTAATTATGGATAAGTGGGACTACATTGAGGATA